CCAATAAACATTGGATCAACAAAACAAGTAAGTGTAATAGTATCATCATCTTGGAAGTTACGTACATAACGACTACCCCCTAAATGAATCCCTTTAACACAACTACGGCTATCATCAGTATTTACTTTATCCCAGTTATCAAGATACACTGTCTTACCTACACGAACAATATGCCCTTCATAATCATCTGAAAAGAAAGCATCGCCACCCTGTTTCTGTACAGCAGGTTCAAATACTCTTTGCTCCATAAATTCTGGTTTTTTGTAAGTTTTCAAACCACTGAATTCATCCACTTCAAATGCAAAGCGATCAACTTTCTTTACGCCATTTGGTTGGGTATCGTCTGTAACAAATTTCCAATCAACTTCACGTACAACTTTTAAAGTTACAAGTAAGCCTTCTTCAGTAAAATTTACATCGTACTGAGTGGCACGAGAGGTGGCTATTTCAGTTGATAATCCGTCTTTATCTACAAGTTTGTTGTACATTTCAGGATTAACATCTGTAGTATTGATGTATTCAGCAAACAACTTTGCTTTAGCATCAGTGTACCAAGGGTTACGAAGAAAACGAGTCCAACATTTAACCAATGGCATTACATCAATTCCTTTTTCAACTGAGGTAACAATACGTTCAGCCAAACTTTTAGGAATAGGTTTACTGCTTACCTTGCCCTTAATAGCAAGGTAGATTTTACCATTGTGAGGATTTACAAAAAGATGTTGCCCACCTTTGGCATGTTCAATTATCTCTTTGTAATTTTCTTGGGTAAGTGGCTCGAAATCATCAAGAATTAACTTCAGATCTTCCATTGAAGTTGCTGAATTAGCTTTAGATTCCAAATCTTTCATTTGAGCATACTTCTGCTCAGAGAAAGTTACACCAAACGGTTTACCTTTGAAGGAACCGGTAATTGAATCGTTTACACGATTTACGATGATTTGACTCATTGTGCTTGGTTTATTAGAGGAACACCTCTATATGTGAAATAATGTCGAATTGCTTCTTCTTCCTCAGCAGATAAATCCATACCCTTTGTTAAACGTGATACCATGTTCAACATTGTTTTAACTGGTTGGGCCCAATCTATCAGCTCCAAATATAAGTCATAAAGTTCAGTATCAATAGCTTTACCATCTTCAATTTCAACGCCAGGTTGTGGGTTAAATAGTTCAAGTGCTAACTGAGAAATAGACTCTTTATCATCTGGATTAGCTTTTACAAAGAGTTGAAACTGCCCAACTTTATCTAAATGTGAAATCAATTGGCCTGTAGTTGTGTCATCAGCACCAAGAATGTTAGTACCAATAGTCATACTACGCCAATAATCAGTAACATACTTTTTCAACTTGATGTATTGGGCATGTTTCTCTGCTGATAGAGATGAAAAGCCATTAAGAAATTCCAAATCAGCCAACTTTTCTTGTAGCAATCTAGCAGTATTCCATCGAATTAATGCGTTTGACATGGTAATGGTTTTGTTCTTTATTTCTTTGAAAAACTTGGTAATGTGTTTAAAATCTTTGTAATACTTAACGTTATTCTGAGCTACTTTGATAAGCCGTACAGGTGCAGTATCGTATAAATATGGACTTCTAAGAAATTCATGTGAATTAACTTGTTTGTACCCTTTAGAAGCCCAATCAGAATACTCTGATTTAAGTAAATCATTCCATGTACATAAGCCCTCACAGGGCCTAGTAATCAAAGCAACGGTATGTAACAACGGTTCAAAATCTTGGTTAGACCAAAATATTTCTTCATTGTTCCAAGTATCTACAAGGTGAATTGGGAATTCAACCTTTTGCATTTCAAACACTTTTCTACCATCAGGTACATTTGGATTTATTAAGATGTTGTAAGCAGTACGTAGTGTGTGTACAATAGTACTACCACTAGCTTTTCTTCTTTCAGCAGCAGATTCTATAGCCTCTTTCACATTTTCAACTTCAATTTCCTCTTCTTCTTCACTATCATTGTTAGCTTTAAAGTTATCAGGAACTTCAATTGATTCATACCACATAATATCTTTAGAAGCTAGAATGTAGTTGTGAAGATTGGCTATTTTTTGCTTAGCTTTAATAAACTTAGTTGTGTTAAATTCACCAAAAATAGCTTCTTCAATACGATTTTGGTTAGTAATATCTTCTGCTGTGATTAGACGATCATGAGGTACATCATGTAAAAACAATAACACAAATCCTTGAGTATAAACTTTAGATAGAATATACTTGTTCTTACGATTTGATAATTCACCTTTGATTATCAGCAAAGGTTTACCCTCAGTTAAAGCACTACGCCAACTACCTTGGTACTCAACTTTCTTTACAACTTTAGAACCTTCACGACTGAAAGTTAATTCTACTCGATTGATTCTTACACCATCCATGAGTTTATTATTGAATCTAAACTCGGGATTAATTGGGTATGAGAGTTCAACCTTACTCATATCAACTATCTTGGAAAGCCTACCTATCACAGTAGAATCACCAGCAGATGTCCATTTCTCAGATGAAGCTGTAGCACAAATTTTCAACCATTTCAAGAAATCAGTTTCACATAATTCAGCATTAATTGTTGCTTGGGCTATTTCAACTACTTCTCTAAATCGGTTTACAACTGTTTCCCTAGTTTTATCAGTCCACAGCAAACTTTCTCTCGATGGGTTAATTTCAACAGATTCAGGGTCAACTTTAATTCCAATATTACCTAGCTTTTCTTCTAGTTCAAGTTCCTGAAAATTAATAAACCCATAATTTACACCATTAAGAAGTAAATGTGGTTTACTGTAAGCTGAATTTTTAGAAAGAACAATCATGTCATCTTCATACAAAATTTCAGCTTTAACTGGAATCTCTAATCGTTCATTACTTTGAATACTAAATAATCTTACGTTTTTAAAATAAAGTAATTGTCCAGTAACAGCATCTAAATACTGAGATTTATGATGCTTTTTAGCTGAAATTTCAATCTGAAGCATATTTACTTCAGTAGTTTTTTTATAGTAAGCTACATAACCGTTTGAAAATTGATAAGTTGGATTTTCCACCGAAAGTTCAGTATCAAACTTAGGAATTAGACTTTCTACTTTATGACTGTAAACGTTAAAGCAAAATTCCATACCATTCCATCTGCTGGTGACTGTATAGAAAGGAACACCTATTGATAATGGGCTTTTATTACCGAGCCCAAATCGTCCTAGCATTACTTTATTTAAACGCTTACTGCTCCACCCTAATGAAAAATAACCTTCAAGTCTGCTTTTACCAAGGCCTACACCATAGTCAGTAATAACTACTCTGTCTTTACTTAATTCACCCCCATCAAAGTATTCTACAATAACTTCGTCTGTTGGTGAAAGGTAATTAGGGTCATAATAAGTTGGATCAAATCTACTGTCCTTATAAATATCCCCTTCACCTTGAATAAAGAAATCTTCAACAGCAGATGTACCAGAAAGAATACTACGAGCCATTACCTTTTCAGTAATACTATCTAAACCATTAGATACAATTTCTCTAATTGTTGATTTAATTGGGAAAGTATATTGATAGCGTTGAAGTACATCGAACATTAAATTCTTAGCTCCTTCATCTATCGTTTTCGAGAATCCTGCGGATATTTGTACGCTCTCCTCTGTATGTATCGCCATAAAGGATTTCTAAATTTTCGTTAAAGTATTTAATATCACATTCATGCCTAGTAATCTCTTTACCGCCTAACATGAATGTAACCAGAACCTCTTTGTTCTCAATATTTACGGCAAGCCTCTGAAGTTTGCCTATAATTAGCTTTGAATAAATAGTATTAAACTGAACCATTTTTCCTACTAACCCTTTTTCTAATTGCTGTTCTATTTCCAACCTAGTTAATCCGCCCATTCTTCTATAAAAGAATTAGCACATTCTTCTACGGTTTTATCGTTTTGTTTATCATCAATTACAGTATCAAAATCTACTGGTTGCTCAAAACCTGCTGCTCTGATTACGATAACAACTGCATCATAATATTCTTGGTCTGTCATGTTATAATTGTTTGAAGCAACTGATAGGCTGCTGTAGGTGTATAATCTCTGGTGAAATCTGAAATGTCTTTACTACCTGTACTTTCTGGTACGTAAATCTTAGGGTAAGGATACCAATCACCACGATGTTTCATATCGTTATCAAATAACACTAACTTCTTCTTATACTTAATATTAGCCCAATTGAAGAATGATTCTGGCATTGGTGTGTTTTCAGAGCGAGGACTTACCGCATCGTACCCAAATGAACGCAAGCACATCACATCTTTACGACTTTTAGTAATTATAAGTGTATCAGTATTATATGTAAGCTGTTCAATACCATGAACATGATGGTCTTGTAAGTCATGTCTGAATTTTTTACCTTTTTCCTTCTGTGGAAAGTACAATTGGTATTTATCGTACACCCTATAAACAAAAGAGAGCCCTGTAGCGAATACAGGAACTCTCTGTGATGGGGTTAACCAATAACAATATAGAGATGAGGTTTTGTACTGTTCAAGTATGGTCTGTGAAATGTTAAATTGATTCCACCAATTGAGGTCTGCTACTGAGAAGAGACGGGAGCGTATGCGAATATCTGCATCACTTCTCATTACTGGAGTGGCTCTGATAATCTTTTCACGTTTCTCTACTGTTGGGCCAAAATTAAAGTCAGACATTACTCTGCCAATTACCTGGTACTTATCTGTATAACCAAACAACAGTCTAATCAATTTAAACACATCGCCACTATCACCTAAGTTACCACTATCTTTCCACATGAATTCTCGATTGGATTTCTTACATGGGTATAAACCAAAAGAAGGGGTATTATCCCCCTCTCTTAATGGAGATGTGTAATTAACCCTAATTTCTGGTTCAAATTCTAAGTAATGACAGTACAAAGTGTATTCGTCAATATGCTCAAGAAGACCATCTTCATCAGCCAGAAATCCTAACATCATGTAGAATAATTTAACCTTGAGGTGCAAAAGGATTTGCTTCAACCGCAGCAGGGGCAGCTTTAGCTTCTGCTGTAGATTGAGCTACAGGGGCAGAACTATCTAGGCCATTGTCAATTTCCCATTTAGTGAATTTCACACGGGCTTGGTCTTCAGGGATAGACATAGGTTCAATGAATGGGTTATCACTAATAAAACGAGAAGGAATGGTAGCATAATGCTTATCCTTACTTTGGCGAATCAATTTCAAACGCATTGGATTGCTAGAATCTTGTACAAATGGTTTCATTAATTCGGCAAAACGCTTAATTATGTTACTATATCTTTTAGCAATCACATCTTGGTCAAGAATACGAGTTTCATAAGATGCACCATCAATAATACCAGTATTAGCATATTGAACATCTAAAGTATCCAAATCAATTTGATCTGCTACCATGAATTGCTCTAATATTTGGCCAAGTTGTTTATGAAGTGATGTAAAATCACCTTCTACACGGGTAATCTTTTGCTCGGTAGTGTACTCAGGTTTATTCGGTAACAAAGGTTGAAACACGAACAATCTAGTTCCTGTAGTATCTTCATTTGTACGGGCAGTTAACGATTGCTCAAACACACTTTTTTTAACTGCTTCTTTACCAGCTTGACCAAATTCAAGTTCTAGTGTACCTTTCTCATTAATTGTAATTGCTTTAAAAATTACATTGGGGTTAATACCAATACCAATTTGAGCCATAATATGTATTATTTAAGTAGATAAAAATGGGATGCAAGAATAATTCTTACACCCCTTTAGAGGAAAGTGAAGGTAGTAAGTATCTACCAATTCAAGAAATTATTCTGCTACAGATTCTTTGGCAAATGCCTTAGCTTCTTCTGGAGAACTAATTTCTTTAACCGGTACTTCTGCTGGTGCTTGAGAATCAGCAGTTACCATTAAATCAGGTAAAAATGCATACAATTCAGGTTTTTCTCTACGCTGAGCAGATACTGTACCCTTGTCTTTACCACGGCTTACTTTCTTAGGAATGTAAACCACATCTTTAGGTGCTTTCCACGGTTCACCTGTAGCTGGATTGGTTACAAATACCATATCCACAAACTCTAAACCTTCAACTGCAGCTACAGCAGGTACACCATCTTTCTCAGCAGTAGCATTTTTAGCAAATGTTAATCCATAAATTTCTTCAATCATTGGGATTAAATCATCAGCACCAAATGTTTTACTACCTTGGTCGATAACACTAGCTTTAGGTGAGCCATCTTCTTCGTAAGTAGTTGAACCAAATAAGTCAACTTTAGGAAGAGATTTTTGAGCTGGTGAAATAATTAAAATACGCTTACCAACTTGGAATTGTGGAAACAACTGAGTGTCAATCACATCAAAACCATTACCTACCATAGCAGCATCTTTTGCTACATACTCTAAACCGAACTTTTCTACAAGTTCCAAAGAAGGGTACACACTACCATCACGGAATACCCTAATGGCAAGTCCTTCTGGATTACGTTCTTTACGAGGGCCACCTTTGCGAGCCACTGGTTGTTTTTCTGCTACATCTAAAATGGTAGCTTGAGCTAAGAAATCTAACATAATTATAATTGATTTATAAATCCGGAATTAATGAAAGTTCTACTTTCTTGTGATCGTGAGGTTTGATGATTTTACCTGCTGAGTTTGTAAGTACGTAATGGTCAATACCATTCTTACTTTCAATTTTGGCATCAATCAGTTTTAGTTTATCTGCTGTTTCTGATGCGTGCCAATAAGAGGTATGAGCCTTACTCATATTATTCTGGTGCACTTTATCAAACTCTCTATCAAATATGTTTTGCATACCAGCAGTGATAATCTTACCATTGAGAACATACTGAATATCACATAAGGCATCAAGCTCTTCGAGCTGGTTTACATCATCACCATCTACAGGATAATATGAATTTATACCAAGATTACCTTGTTCTAAATCGTATTTAGTACTATCACACAATCCGTGTAATGTTCTTTTACAATCACTAGCTTCCGCCAACTCAACTAATTCCTCAAACAGCAGTTTAATTCTCAACTGCCTCACGTTTAAAGGTTCAAGGTCATTAAGATTACCTACCCTATGGTTGAAGACCTCATGGAACGATTTGACTTGTTCTAAAGATTTATTCATATTAATCGAATTGTTCTGGTAAATCGAAGTGATTATACTAGGCATTTATTTGATAAACTACAGCCCAATCTTTACCACGTTTGCCGATATGTGGAATTTCTAATCCCCCATGTCCAAAGCTATATTGACTACCAATCCAATCAGTAATCTCAGATTCTAAGTCTGTCTTAGTTATTCCCTTTTTAGGATATAAAAGAACTCCTTCAACTGAACACTCAAGATTTCTCCAATTGATATGCTCAACTAAGTTATTCCAATCTTCAGCATCTGGGGAAAGGGTAAATAGTTTCTTTGGATCAAACTCTACCATTATTCTGCTGTTGAAGATTGAGGAAATACGTCTGGGTAAATAGTCTTCCAATCAAATGGAATGTCTTTACCAGCAAGGTACTTTTGTCTGGCACCCATTACAGCTCCATCATAAGTTTGAAATGAAACACGTAATTCACCTTTTGGATTTCTATACATGTAGCCGATTGCATCTGCTTTACCACAAACGATAGAAGATAGTTTACCAGTAAGTGAAATATCATTCACTTTAACTTCAGTACCTTCTTTAGTGGCTATCAACTTCTCCTTAACGTGAACAATAAGAATGAGATAGGGGGTAATAGCAGAATAAGAATCAATCACATCCATTACACCTTGTCTTAAATAATAATACGTTTATACTTCATATTTCTATAAAGACTAGACTATATCTTTACTAAATTTATATATATAACCATTCCTTGGCGTTTTGTGAATTATAGCTGACCTTAAAGT